CGTGAAGTCTACCATCACCAACAACCGACGACTGGTCTTTTAAATATATACTTGGGACTGTATCCCTTATAGACAACGTGTATCCAGAGATTGGGGCAGCATTTGCTTGAGGGCCGACAACCATGTCACCTTGTACGTAACTATTACCTACAACATGAAGTTTGGTTCCTGGTGTAGTAGTCCCGATGCCTACGTTGCCGTCTACAAGGACATCACCAGTAGACTTTATGTTTCCATCAACCTCAAGCTTTTCTCGTGGAGCAGAAACCCCAAGACCTAAAGAACCATCGCTCTTCAATACAGCTACTTGACCTGGAGTTTCTGTATTGTAAAATTTAAAATCTGCGTAAGAAGAAAGTTCTAACGAGTTGCTTCCGTCTCTTTTTATCTTAACAAAATCATTAGCAAACTTTATGTAGTCCTGTGTGTTGACAAGCTTTATGTTTCCGCTAACGTCTAGTTTGTCTGATGGTGAAGTAGTCCCAACCCCGACATTGCCAACTGTGGTTATACTGTCAGCGCTCAGCTGACTGTAAGTGGATATAGAACCAATTGATACTATTGTGTTTGTGTTGAGGATGCTGTTTGATGACAGATCGCTAGTCCACTGCGTATCGTAGTCATCTCCAGAGGATTTAACTAAGAACGTACTGGTAGCGCCACCTACAGCCACGCCAGGCCCTGCTGGTCCGTCAGCACCATTGTCACCTTTCTCTCCTTTTTCCCCTTTCTCTCCTTTAGGCCCTTTGCTTGTAACTTCAACAGACTGAATTGCTGGACTCTGAACAGATACAGAATTTGTTGTAGCAGAACCAACCGTAACTGGAGAACCTCCGTCTTGAGTTACAGTAATTGATATCGTTTCTGAAGGTGATACTGTTATAGCCATTATGACAGCTCTTCTGATATATCGTCATTCACAACAAACCTGCCTTTCAGTATTGTCTTTACAGTTGTGCCAGTTTTGTACTGAAGGTCGTATGTATATCTACCAGGAGTTACCTCTCTCATTGACTCAGCAGTAGATTTTATTGTCACGTTGCCGCTGTCATCCTTATTAACAAACTCAATAAAAGAACCGCTTCTTGATTTTTGCTCTCCCTTGCCAAGCGTAGAAAGAACCAAAGGTCTACCCTCTGTCGTCTTAAAGCCTTTGACCTGCATGAGAAACTCATAGTTGTCAGTAACAAGAGGAAGACCAACACCAGAAGAATCTTTCAGGTTTATTGTCAATTCAAAAGAGTCGCCCTTTCTGCACGTTATATCGAGCTTCTCTGATACATCGAGATTTACTTTATTGGAGGCCATTCATTATATTTTTTACAAGTTCTTCGCCACTTTGTGGTTCTTCACCCATTTCCACATCTTCTTGAAGCTCACCTCTTTGGTCTTTTCTTTGAGATAAGAGCTTGCTCTGTTCTACAGCTTGCTTCTTCACTCTCTCGTCCTTTCTGTCCTCTTTGAGCACTTCAAGCTTCTCTTTAAAGTTCTTATCGTCTTCTTTTAATCCGAGAGTAGCTTTAGCTCTGATCAGCTCAATCTCTTTCTTCATCTCATGCTTAGCTGCTTCAACCTGGATCTCAAGCTGAGCTTTCATCTGAAGTTCTTGAGCAGTCAACTGAGCTTGCATCTGCATCTCTTGTTGTTTTGCTTGAGAAGCAGCCTGAGCTGCTTGTTGAGCTTGTTGAGCCTGCATCTGTGCATTCATCTGAGCCATCTCCTGCATCTCCTTCATCCGCTTCTTTCTTCTTACAATAAGAAGCCTTTCTGCTTGATTGATGTCTTTTAGACCTCTTATAGCCATAGCATCTTCGAGATCTATTTCTTTTTGAGACAAAGCTATCTGTATGTTTTGTTCGAGATACTGTTTTTCCTTCTCTTCAAGATCTTTCTGCACGTAAACACCAAAATTGTACATTGGTAGTTCGTTGAAAGAAGAAAGAACCTTCATATTCTCCTTGCCTATTGCGTTCTGATATATACGCATAAGAACAGAGTCTGGAGGTATTATCTGCAAACACTTTACAACGTCCTCACAGACATACTTATACAGCATCATAGATGCATTCGTGATGTCATATATGGCGTTATTTCCGCCAGCTATAGCCTGCTCTCTGACCCCAACAAGATCTTCACCTTTTGGAGAACTAGCGTCCATAGCTTCGTTGATGCCTGTCACGTCTCTTATGAGTCTCAAGTAGTGGTTGTATAGACCTATGAGCTCGTTTATATTGCGGATGCTGTTTCCTATTTCTCTGATAGGAGGGTTCTGGAATCCACCTTCTGGGTTCTTACTTCTATAGTAGAATACACCCGTCTGTTCGTATATATCTTGAAGTTCCAGCGGTTGCATTTCACCTCCCTTCCCAAGCTGGACATTCTCAAGACCTTCGATGTCAATAATCAACCCGTCTGGCTTAGCCTTTGCAATTGCTTGTTGTATCTTCAAGTGAGTCAACTGAAGCATATCAGCAAAACCAACACAGCTATCAACCATGCTCTTCGGCATGGAGTCAAGCATGTTCGTAGCCACAACAGAGTAAGAGAGTCTTGATCTGCTTATGTCGTGTATATTTTTAGGTACGTTTGGCTTCTGTCTGTAGTTTACTATGAACTCACTGTTCAGAATAAACCTGCCTTCGTACACAGTAACAAGGTCCATAGAGTGTGGCTTTCTTTCGTAGACAGAACCCTTCCTCTCCTTGTAGTTATAACCCTCGTAATAAAATCCGCTGTTTCCGTATTTGTTTTCTTTCTCCTCGAAGTACATCTTATCAACAGACAGGAACTCAAAGTCAAGCACGTCAACCATGTACTCGCTGTATGACGCTACCTGTGACGGGGATGAGTAAAGAGTGTTCAGACTATCTCTACTGCTTCCGTTTTTCGTCGCGAGCTTCTTAAGCTTTATTATGTCCTGCTCTGTAAACTCGTAGTCCGATGACCTAATAAGTTCGTGAAGAGGGATTGATTTTATGTGACCAGCGTAAACTATATCGCTGAAAAAAGGATCCTCTGTTAGGCTATGTATAAACTTCGCAGGGTCTACGTACTCTACAGCTATACCATAGTTTGGATCGTTGTTTCTTTTAGATACAGCTATACCTATAGATGCCAAATCATTCACACATCTTCTGAGTGTTGTGTCTGAAAAGTTGTTCCACGAAAGTGTAAGTTCAGTACCAAGCTGAGCTGCTATTTCAGCATCAGTCTTTATGTTTGTGTCCAAAAAAATCTCAGCTTCTTCGAGTGTATCAGGGAGCTGATCTGGGTCTTGATCAATAACAAGGCCACCAGTTTTTTCCTTCAGCTGTTTAAGCTGATCTTTCATAGCTACCTGATTCTTTATCCTATTCTTCTTTTGATTTTTCTCTGACGAAGAAAGTGGATCAATAGCTTCTATGTTCGGGTATGGTGACTTTGAAAGAATCTTGTTGACAACGATTCTAACAAATTTTGGAAGTATCGGTACAGGAGTATAGTCAAGATTAAGGAGGCTTCCGTCGCCGCTGTTTGGCTGAAGAGATTTGAGTAGTTGCTTGTATATACTCGTGTCTTGAGTTCCGTTAGCGTACTTACGATTCCGCTCAAATATGTCGTTCCTCTTCCCAAATATTGATGACTTTTCGTTCATTTTTCCCCACTGCGACTCTATCGCCCGCGCGTACTGAAGACCGTAATTTTTATCTTCCTTTTGCTCTTTAGACGCTAGTGGGTCTGGAAAACCAGATGTTTTTCTTTCCTGCATTTACTTGCTGTATAATACAAAAGCAAATATATTAAATTTAACCGCGCACTTCATATCGCCTAAAAAACACCTTTTCTTGGAAGTTAGATTTTGGCTTAGGCTTCGCTTTTTGGGCGGCCAACAGCGCCAAACCAGAACTTATCGTCAAGTCAAACTTTGTCCTGTCTGTTATCTTAAAACCAATCCAGTCCTCTAGAGTTCTATTGAAATACATCTTGCCAGCCTCGCCAGTCTCTGGATGATAACCAAGATGATCGTGTATATACGCTTCGATGGCCTGAGCATGAGAGTGTATAATGTCCTGACTGTTCGATGGTATACCTTTTGTTTTTACATTGCTATGACTACCAGGAACTCTCAAGTGTTCTGGTCTTTCCAGAAGATATCCGTCATACCCCCTTTGTTCAAAGTACCTCGCTATACCGTACTTGTTGTTCTCAATTAGAATTGGATAACCATAGAAGAAAGCAGCCATCAAGACGTCCTCGTAGAATATCTTAGCCATAGGCGGCCTAGATGCGTACTCAAGAACAAACATGTTTGATGGGTACTCCATATTAAACTTGTTGTATAAGTGTAGCGCACCTTTAGACCCCCTACCATCAACAGTAGCGTCAAGGTCATACGAGTCAACACCTCCGCAACCGACAAGAGGGTTTGGTGGAACAAGCTTTCCCCTTTCTATTTTTCTTTGGTTTCTTAACTCAGACGGTGGTAGCCATGTCACCCTAAAGCGTCCGTTATCTGATGGCCTCCACACAACCTCAGTGTCTTTCTCTCCGTTCTTCCAGAGAAAATTTCCTCGCACCACTGGATCTGGATATAGCTCATCGTTGTAAGATATCTGATCGTATATCTTACCAATGTTGAAGATACTACCCTCGATACTGTCTCTAAACGCTTCGTCTTCTGTAAACGGAAACTGCCTAATAACTTCGTTCATAGCAGCAGCATCGTGTTTAAGAGATGCTCTTTCGTTTTTCAAAAACGTCTTAGCCCCTATCTTAATCATCTCCCCGTCAATGCCCTCTACGGGCTTTTCTGGGTCGTCAATGATTGGGTTCCCGTACTTATCAAAGAAGCCCTCTAGCGCTTCATAGGCAGGTATGAATATCCTATACAATCCGCTAGTCGTTCTTCCGTTGGCGTTCTTTTCTGCTGGGTTTGAATCTGCCCAAAGTTTTTTGTACTCTTGACCCCCTTTATCCATAGGGTTTACAGTACTTCCAACCATAGCCTTACCAACGATCTTCTTACCAACAATAAGACAGGTTCTCTGTATTCTCCAAGCGTCTGTTATGTCATTTGGCTTCTCCCACTTACCAGCCTCATCGAGGTATAACATATGTAGCTTCTCACCGTCATATGCATTGTTAGTGGTGTTCTTCCAGTTGATGACAGTATTCAGCGCATCCCCCATTCTGGAGGTTTTGTTAGACTTCGTGATTCTTTTTGAAGGCTCACGGAAGGCAAGCTCCATACGTGGGTTGGTAGTACCGTCTTGAATAGGTTTAAAAAAGAATGGGTAGCTTTTGAAAATAGCCACCACCTTCTTCATGAAGATGTTCTCTTGAGCATCTTTACCAGTTTTCGACTGTATGCCGAGAAGCTTGTCTTTAACCTGCGTAGCTTCATCGTCAATAATAGCAGTACATATATTGGTATAACCAGAACGACGACACTTAGTATATAACTGACCGATACAATTTGGATCGACTTCGCACGCAGCCAGGTGTAGAAATATTTCACGTTGAAAGGATAAGTAGGACGGGTAGCCAATATCAATCTTCGACCATTGTAAAAACATATAGTGCCTCCCTGTAATGTACGTAGGGACACCGTTATTGTAAAACCAAACACCGTTACGCCGACGGTCAAACTCTCTTTCGATATATGGAGAGAAGCGATCACGGAACTCTTTCGGCTTCTCAAGCCACTCATCCATACTTTTAATCCTTTGCATTTCCTCTGGCATAGGTATCCTTCGCCACATCTGCAAATTTTTTGGTTGATCATGGAAGAGAATCTCTGATCTGGTCGGCTTCTTCGGAAGACAAATTTTAAGGCCGTGGAGATTGATGATATCTCCAGGTCTGTCTTTACTTCCCAAATAAATAGTTTCATCATCAACCATAATACAAAGTTAGTACACCTGACCCATTCTGTTGCTTCTAAACCCAGGAACGCCAGACTTTGGGTTTGTTATCTCCATTGTGCTTCCGCACTCGCACTCAGACTCTGGAGAATAAACCTTTCCGTCTTTTACTTTCATGGATAGAGATCTTTCGTACTTCTCTGCTCCGCAATCTGGACACTTTAAGTTAGGCATTTCAGCTTATTAAATTTGTACTCCCGCTAGGACTCGAACCTAGGACCGACAGCTTAGAAGGCTGTTGCTCTATCCAACTGAGCTACGGGAGCATAGTTGGGGCGGCGGGACTTGAACCCGCGACTTCCTGTGTATAAGACAGACGCTCTAACCAACTGAACTACGCCCCAGTTGATCGACCCTTTTACGTAGTGGGCCGCCTGACTAAATTACCCCTTGCTCTTTCTTTCTTCGTACCATCTCAAGTAATCCTCCATTTCTTTTTGAGTCATAGAGGATCCTGAGATCCAGTCACTTTGAGAACTTTTCGGCAAATCCTCCCGAATAGTCTTTTTCTTTTTCAATCGTTCCATTTTCGTTCAATTCATTTATCATTTGTTCAAGGCGTTGTCTCTCTACAATAAGTTCTTTACAGTCTATTGCTGTTTGCTTTATTGACTGTAGTTCTGCTTTTCTTGCGCTACCATTTATGTCTGGGTCGACTGGCTTTCGGATCTCATCTATCATGTTGTTGATAGCTACCTCCATGCTGTCCATCAGGCGCATTGATGCGTTTTGAGTGTTAAACTTCTTCGTAGACATAAAGCAAATCTTCTAGTCGTGTTCTGTAATACTCTTTGCCGTCTATGTTTATTCTGTAGTCTCTGTTTTGCTTGAACCCAACTACATCACCAACCTTAAGCCCGTACTCGTCCATTTCTTTCGAGTAAAAAGCAACCTTACCTCTAGTTGGTAGGTTTTCTTCTGTCTTTATGATCTCAATGATGTCAGAAGAT